GCGGCAACAAGGCTGCTGCCTATGCCATTGCCGACAATCGCACGGCAGAGATGGCGGCCTGGGACGACGGGGCGCTGGCCAAGGCGCTGGAATCGCTGAAGGCAGACGGCGACATCAACGAGCTGGCCACGGGTTTCTCGGCGGACGAGATTGCGCAGGCCATAAATGGGCAGTCGGGCAACGGCATCGAGGAGGACGAGGTACCCGAGCCGCCGGACGACCCGGTGACGAAGCCAGGGGACCTGTGGCTGCTGGGCGATCACCGGCTGCTGTGCGGCGACTCGACGAAGGCAGAGGACGTGGAGCGGGTGATGGCGGGGGAGAAAGCTGTCCTGCTGAACACTGACCCACCCTATGGCGTGAACTACTCGAAGACGAAGGACGGGATTCCAGGTTCTGGGTTTGCGGACCATCAAGAGAAATGGGGCGATATCAAGTCTGACGACCTGCAGGCGGAGAAGCTGCAAGAGTTTCTCGAAGCGGCCTTCCGCGCTGCATTCCCCTTCCTCGACAATGCCGCGTGGTACCTATGGCATGCGCACCTGACGCAAGGTTTCTTTGCTGCTGCTGCTGCTGCTGCTGCTGCTGATGTCTTACTTCATCGGCAAATCATCTGGAAGAAACCAGGCTTCGTCTTGACGCGGAGTGGAATGTATCACTGGGCGCATGAGCCCTGTTTCTACGGGTGGCGTCGGGGAGAGAAGCCAGCGTGGTACGGCAGCAAGTCACAGACATCCGTCTGGGAAATAGGGCGGGATACAGACCACGGGAAGAACCACCCTACGCAGAAGCCCGTGGAGCTATTCGCTATCCCACTGCGCAACCACACCAAGCGCGGCGATGTGTGCTACGAGCCCTTTGCGGGATCGGGTTCGCAGTTCATCGCAGCCGAGCAGCTCAACCGTCGCTGTTTCGGACTGGAGATCGAGCCGAAGTACTGCGACGTGATCGTCAACCGCTGGCAGACTCTGACGGGGAAGAAAGCAAGGCAGGGAACATAACATGGGCCAAAGAGGACCACCGCCGACGCCTACAGCTATCCTCAACCTGCGGGGAAGCTGGCGTGGCAAAGCACGCAAGGGCGAACCAATGCCAGAAGAAGGACCACCAGAATGCCCGCGCTGGTTAAGCGGCAAAGCGCGGCACATGTGGCACAAGATCGCCCCGCAATTGGAATCAATGCGCGTGGCAACAAAAATCGACACTAACGCCCTAGCCAGATACTGCCAGTTGTGGGGAAGGTGGCGTGAAGCGGAGGAGTGGCTGATGGAACACGGGGACCAGTACCCTGTGAAGACATGGAATGGCGTAACCCAAACAATGGACGTGATCGGGTTCCGGGAGTTCCCCAAGGTCCGTATAGCCGCCAACCTCGCGGATCAACTGGGGCGCCTAGAAAGAGAGTTCGGTCTTACGCCGAGCAGCCGGGCAAGGATACGCATTGCCGACGACAACGAGCCCAAAGACGCGAAACTCGAAGAGAAAAAGCGTTTCCTCGGAATGGGATGAGCTTACGCGGCTGATTCCCGGGTACGACCCATGGGAGACGCGAGCCGGATGCACGTTCGACGTGACCAAGGCCACGGATGCCGTGTACTTCGTGGAGAACTTCTGCCGTCACGTCAAGGGCGAGCTGGCGGGCAAGCCGCTGAAGCTGGAGCCCTGGCAGAAGGCTGTGTTCGGCAACCTCTTCGGCTGGATACAGCCTGATGGCCGCCGGCGGTACCGGGAGGCGTTCATATTCCTGCCGCGGAAGAATTCCAAGACAACGATGTCGGCCGCCATGGCGCTGTATGCGCTGGTGAGGGATGAGGAGCCCGGGGCTGAAATCTACTGCGCGGCGGCTGAGGCCGACCAGGCCGGCATCCTGTTTGGCATCGCCAAACACATGGTTTTGCAGGACGAGCTATTGACCGCAAAGTGCGAGGTATATCAGAGGTCGATTACGATTGAGGCCATGGCCTCCCGGTTCAAGGCCATCAGTGCCGATGCGGGGACCAAGCACGGCTACAACTCCCACTGCGTCATCGTAGACGAACTACACGCGCAGCCCAATAGCGAACTGGTGGACGTGCTGCAGACCAGTCTTGGAGCGCGGCGCCAGCCGCTGATGATCTACATCACGACCTCGGACTATGAGCGGGAGTCAATCTGCAACCAGTTGCACGACTACGCCAGCAAGGTGCGGGACGGGATTATCGAGGACCCGTCATTCCTGCCCGTCATCTACGAGGCCAAACCCGATGACAACTGGCGCGATCCTGACGTATGGCATAAGGCCAACCCAAACCTCGGGGTGTCCATCGACCTGGACTACTTCAAGCGCGAGTGCCAGAAGGCCATCGAGGCGCCGGTGCGGGAGAACCTTTTTAAGCGCCTGCATCTCAACGTCCGCACGGAGCAGGATACGCGATGGTTCTCGATGGACCAGTGGGATGCGATTGACGCGACGGTCGATGCCGAGTCGCTGGAGAAGCAACCGTGTTATGGCGGGCTAGACCTGGCCAGCACTAACGACCTGACGGCGTTTGTCCTGCTGTTCCCGCGCAAGGGCGGCGGGTATGACGTGCTGCCCTACTTCTGGGTGCCGGAGGAGGCGGCGCGGGAGGCAGAGCGCAAGCGTCGCGTGCCCTACAGCACGTGGGCACGGCAGGGCCATCTGCACATCACGCCGGGCAACGTCGTGGACTACGATGCAATCCGCGTGCATATCAACGGTCTGGGCAAGCGCTACAAGATCAAAGAGATAGCGGTAGACCGCTGGAACGCGATGCAGATCACAACGCAACTCAAAGGTGATGGCTTTGAGATGGTTCTGTTCGGCCAAGGGTTTGCCTCCATGTCCGCGCCCTCCAAAGAGTTGGAAAAGCTAATTCTGTCTGGCGGTCTGGTACACGGAGGCAACCCTGTCTTGAGGTGGATGGCAAGCAACTCCAGCGTGGTGGTGGATGCGGCGGGCAACATCAAGCCCAACCGGGAGAACCGCCAGCAGAAGATTGATGGGATTGTGGCGACGGTGATGGCGCTGGGGCGTGCCATGCTGCAGGAAGAAAAGAAGTGTTGTTACAGCACGCGAGGTCTGAGGTTTGTATGAAGAAGCCAACCCCGAAGCCGAAACTCCCGCAGTTCATACTGGCCGCGATGTACTTCGGTGCGCTGGCCGCCATCGGCTGTGGGCTGTGGTTTCTTCACAAGCCACTTTGCCCGCTGGGCGTCGGCCTGCTTGTCTGGCTAGACCTCACCCTGGGGGACCTTAGAAAATGAGTGTGTTAGAGAGAATCTTTGCGGCCGAGACCGCCATCTCGGATCTGGTGAATCCGCGGCTATGGCTGACAGAGGCCGTGGCTGGAGCGCGCACGACATCGGGGATGACGGTCAATCCACAGACAGCAGTCGGACTGTCCGCATACTTCGCATGTTTGCGCGCCATCTCCGAGGACGTGGGGCGGCTGCCGCTGATTACGTACAAGCGCAAGGACCGCGGCAAGGAGCGATTCCAGGAACATGCGCTATACAGCAAGTTACATGACGCGCCCAATGACATGATGTCATCGATGGCGTGGCGCGAGACGATCACACAGCACGCCATGGCCTGGGGCAATGGTTATGCACACATCTTGCAACAGCGCACGGCAGGCGGGCTGTGGATGGATGTGGTCCATCCATCGCGAGTGACGATAGAGCGCGAGGGTGGTGTCCTGCGGTACAAGGTAGCAGCAGACCAGCACGAAAAGGAATACATTGCGCCGGCGAGCGAGATGCTGCACATCCACGGCCTGGGCGATGACGGCTTGGTCGGCTACAGCGTGGCCAAGATCGGGGCGGAAAGTATCGGCCTGAGCCTCGGTGCGCAGAGCTTCGGTAGCGGATTCTTTGGCAACGGTGCACGCCCCGGCGGCGTGCTGGAGTACCCGGAGGAGCTGGAGGAGGAGGCATACAAGCGCCTGCAGGAGGGGTGGCAGACACGCCACGGCGGGCCGGAGAACGCGAGCAAGACCGCTATCCTCGAACACGGCGTGACGTACAGGCCCATCGGGATCCCGCCGGAGGACGCGCAGTTCCTGGAGACCCGGCAATTCCAGGTGGAGGAGATTGCCCGCTGGTTCCGGATCACCCCGCACAAGATCCAGCACCTACTGCACGCCACCTACTCCAACGTCGAGCATCTGGCGCTGGACTACGTAAACGATACGCTGATGCCGTGGCTTGTGCGCTGGGAGCAGGAGATCAAGCGCAAGCTATTCCCGCGGGAGCCCGATGTATTTGCCGAGCACCTGGTGGCCGGGCTGCTGCGAGGGGATCAGGCTGCGCGCGGCGAATACTACACCAAGCGATTCCAACTCGGCACACTGTCACAGAACGACATCCGTGAGCTGGAGAACGAGAACCCCATCGACGGCGGCGACACGTACTTTGTTCCGGCCAACATGGTGCGCAGCCAGGACGCGGCCGAGGGCAAGATGGGCAACCAGGCCCCGGCGCAGTCGCCGGAGCCCAGCACGGGCGGCGCTCCGCAGCCGAGGCCGGAGGCGGCGAAGTCTACGGCCTCTGGCCCGGTGTGGGATCCCGTGATCGAGGACGCGGCGCTGCGCATCCTGCGCAAGGAGGCTAAAGCGGCGGGCCGCGCCTACGGGAAACACAGAGCACACAAGCCGGCGTTTGATGCTTGGGCTGATCGGTTCTACCGGGAGCACCGCGAGTTTGTGGTGGAAACCCTGCTACCAGTGCTTCGGGTGTTGGTGCAGCAAGGAGAAAAAACGAGCGCTGCGGAGACCGCGGCCAGGATTGCCCAGTGGCACTGCACCAACAGCCAGACCCGGTTGGCCCAGCGATTTGGCGACATGGACACAGAACTTGGTACATGGGAGGCGCGCAGCAAATCCGTGGTGGAGCATATCAGAGAGGAAGTGACCAATGATGCATGATGCAAAGTGCAAGGCGCGCCACATGGGCCCGTGGCTGATCGAGTTGGGCTGGCTATACCATACCATTGCCGGCATCCGATCCGGCGTCATTCAGCCGATGTCGGCCGAGCCGGACATCGATGCGGACCTCGCCTACAGCGTGGACGAGTCGGGCGTGGTAGCGGTGCCGATCACCGGACAGCTCATGAAGGGCTGGAGCAAGTACGGCGGCACATCAAGCCTGACCCTGCGCCAGAAGCTGAGGATGCTGAAGCGGGATCCCGAGGTGAAGGCCGTGATGCTGGCCATCGATTCCCCGGGCGGGACCACAGCGGGGACCGCCGAGTTGGCCGAGGACGTACGAGAGCTGGCGCAGGAGAAGCCAGTCCACGCCTATATCGAGGACCTTGGGGCGTCGGCCGCCTACTGGGTGGCCAGCCAGGCGCATAGGATCACGGCCAACGCAACGGGAGAGGTGGGGTCCATCGGCACGGTTGCCGTGCTGGTCGATTCCAGCGAGCAGGCGGCTGCCGAGGGGATCGAGGTACATGTGCTGTCCACCGGCGCATACAAGGGCACGGGCGTGCCCGGGACGAAGGTAACGCCGGCCCAGGTGGAGTACCTTCAAAGCCGGGTAGATGACATAAACGAGCACTTCATAGCCGCGGTGTCTGACGGGCGCCTGGTGTCCCGGGACCGCGTGCGCGAGTGGGCGGATGGCAGGGTATGGATTGCGCAGAAGGCGGCCGAAAAAGGCCTGATTGACGGGGTCTCGACATTCGAGGCGGCGGTGCGGGAGTTACGGGCGGCCATCCCCGAGCCCAAACCTAGCAGAGTCGAACGAGTACGCCTGCGCGCGCGCATGACGAAACTTGCTATTGACCTGGCACACCGCACGGTGTATAAGTTGAAATCGTAATAGGGAAGGGCCAGAGCCCGACGGCCTGCGCCGAGACGCAGGATAAGGACTCAAGGCCATCGGAATCCACGTGCTGCCGAGACAGGCGGGACCGACCGTAAGTCCAAGCAAGAACTAGCTTCCCGGTGCTTGCGCGGTCAAGTTTTACACGTGGAGACCACGCAATGACTAGCCAGGAGTATTACTCTGAGGCTCGGCGTCTGCAGAACGAGGCGGATGCTATCCTCAAGAAGGCCGCGGACGAGAACCGCGACCCGACCGAAGAAGAGATGACGGCCGCTGAGCAGAAGTACGAAGCTGCACAGCGAGCCATGCGCCGTGGCGACCTGGAGAAGAAAAGGGAGACCACGCACCAGATGGGGCAGGAGCCGGTACCCGGGCCCGCACCCAACGACCCATCCTTGACGGCCCACGGCGGCCCACGCGTCGTACACGCCGAGCCACGAGATACCGAGGCCGAGCGGCGTCACGGGTTCGACACAATCGGGCAGTTTGCCCTGGCCGTGCGCAACGCCATGGACCCGACCCGCGGGATGCGCGACAACCGCCTGGACATGTTCTCGGCCGCCACCGGCATGAGTCAGGGGGTGGGCGCAGACGGCGGCTTTACCGTGCCGCCTGCATTCAGCACCATGATTTGGGACGGCCTCAGCCAGGGGGCGGATAACCTCCTGGGCCGGACGGACAACTACACCGTGGAGGGCGAGTCTCTGACGTTCCTGGCCAATGCCGAAACGTCCAGGGCTTCAACCCTGTACGGTGGCGCGCTGGCGTACTGGATCGCCGAGGCGGACCAGATCACAGCCAGCAAGCCGACACTGCGCCAGGTCAAGATCGAGCCGCACCAGTTGGCGGCCCTGACCTACGTTACCGACAAGCTGCTGAACAACAGCCAGGTGGCGTTGACGCAGTACATCACGCGGGCAGCGACTGCGGCCATCAACTTCAAGGTGGGCGACGCCATCATGAACGGCAACGGCGCGGGAAAGCCCGTCGGAATCCTCGGATCACCTTGCCTTGTCACGGTGGCCAAGGAGACCAGCCAGGCCGCCGATACCATCATGACAGCCAACCTGTCGAAGATGTGGGCGCGCCTGCATCCCAACGCACAGGCCAACGCCGTCTGGCTTATCAATCCCGACGTGCAGCCGGAACTGGATAACCTGTTCCTGCCTGTCAAGAACGTGGGCGAGACGGAGAATGTCGGCGGCCTCCAGCCGCGCATCTACAACCCAGAGAACAACACGATCAAGGGGCGGCCGGTGGTGGCGTGCGAATACTGCGCGACCATCGGGGATGTGGGTGACATCGTGTTGGCCGACATGCGCGGGTATGTCACCGGCACCCGCGGCGGCATTGATTCGGCCATGTCGATTCACCTACGCTTCGACTACGCCGAGACCTGCTTCCGCTGGATCTTCGAGTGTGACGGGCAGCCTTGGCTGGCCTCGGCGCTCACGCCCTACAAGGGGACCAACACCCTTTCCACGTTCGTTGTACTGGCTGCAAGAGGCTGATTGGAGGACTGAGATCAAATGATTTTCACCGAACACAACGAGATCAGCACGGCTCTGCAGCCTGTGGCTGATGCGTACGCAGCCGACCCGGCTACGGATGTATACAACATGAAGTATTACGAACACATCTCGTTCGTAATCGTCGAGGCCGCAGGCGGAACCGGCACGGTCAAGATTCAGGTGGAAGAGTGCACCTCGAAGGCCGGAGCTGGGAACAACGCCATCGCGTTCAAGTACCGCGTCAAGAGCGACTCCAACGGCGCTTTCGGCGCACTGACCGCAAGTGCAGCCACGGGCTACACCACGACCGCGGGGGCCAACAAGGTCATCGTGGTTGAGGTGAACGCCGACGAGCTGGCGGCGGACTCTCCCTATGTGCGGCTGCAGCTCACCGAAGTTGCCGACAGTCCCTGCCTTGCGGGGGTTGTGGCGATCCTCAGTGGGCCGCGGTACCCGCAGAGCACGCTGGCGATTTCGACATCGTAGCGCCTCTTTTCTGGTCGGCGCCCGTACTCGCCATGCGGGCGCCGCCTTTTGACCCATGCACATCCGTATTATCAAAGAGAAACCTGGGTACGGGGCACTCGGGGACATCCTAGATGTCTCGCCCGAACGTGCTGAGCGCTGGGTGCAGATGGGACTGGCGGAACTGCTGCGCGACATCGCCAAAAAGCCGCGCGGCAGGCGACCGAAGAAAAAGGAGAAGTGATGGGCCTGCGTGTTGTCACAGCCGCAAAGCAGCCGCCGGTGGACCTGGAAGATGTGAAACGACATCTCCGGGTGACTGACGATGACGAGGACACACTGATCCGCAGCATGATAGCCGGCGCAACCGACCTATTTCAGCGCAAAACAAACCGGCAGTGCGTGGACCAGACGTTCGAGTACACGCGCAGCGACTGGCCGGAGGTGATCTACCTGCCAAAGCCGCCACTGTCGAGCGTCACGTCTATCAAGTACATCGATGATGACGGGACAGAACAGACGCTAAACACCTCGGTGTATGACGTGTTTACCAATGTGGAGCCGGGGTTCGTCCGGCTGGCGTGGAATCAGTCATGGCCATCGATCCGCAGCACGCAGGATGCGGTGAAGGTGACGTTCGTGGCAGGGTTCGGCAACGCGGAGGATGTGCCGGACGGGATCAAGGCAGCGGTCAAGCTGCTGGTTGGCCACTGGTTCGAGCACCGCGAGAGTATCGACATCTCGACGATGGCGCGCGTGACCAACGTGCCGCAGGCGTTCGATTCTCTAATCTGGTCTTATAAGGTGCCGGTTGTATGAGCCTCGTTGAGGACAGAGGATCCGAGATACTGATGCGCGTGGGCGAACGCTACGGCATCATCGGGGTGGAGGTCGGGGTCTATGACGGCCGTCTGTCTCAATACCTCCTGCGCCAGCATCTCAACCTCACGCTGCTGATGGTAGATCGCTGGGCGCCCGTGGCGCCTGACCACCGCTATGCTTTGAGCGGCTCGGAGATCGCCAAGCATTCGGCAGATGGCTGGAGCGACGTGCAGAACAAGGCCCGCAGTGCGGTGGCGTTTGCCGGTCCACGCGCGGTGCTGATGCGCGGGGAGTCGGTAGAAATCGCAAGGACCATGTTCCCCGGTGTCCTGGACTTCGCGTTCATCGACGCCGATCATTCGTACGAGGGGGTGAAGGAAGACCTGGAAGCGTGGTGGCCAGCCGTGCGGCCCGGCGGATTCATCGGCGGGCACGACTGGGACCATCCCGAGACACACATCGGGGGCAGCCCCGAGAAGCGCAAATGGGGCGTGCAGCAGGCAGTGCATGAGTTCTTCCCCGGCAGGGGGATCGAGCTTGGCAAGAACAGAACCTGGTTTGTACGAAAGTACCACGACACAGCATGAGAATCTTCACTGTAGCTTTCGGCGATGAGTACCTGTGGATGCTCGATGCAATGCGGCGCAGCGTCATCGAGAACTTCCCCGATGCGCAGTTCGTGGTGGCACACGTCAAGGGGCCGCCGCCGAGCAAGTGGCTGCAACCGTTCCTGACAAATAATGACCTAAAAATGGAATACTGGGCGCAATACATCGAGGAGGCCCCGGAAGGTGCACACGTGGTGCTGATGGACTGTGACACGCTTGTACTGCGCCCGCTGGATGCGGTGTTCGAGAGCCAGTTTGATATCGCCTACACCGTGCGCGATGGCAAGGTGCCGTTCAACTCCGGCGTGGTGTTCATCAAGGTATCGGACAAGACGCGCAAGTTCATGCGCCAGTGGGCGGACGCGAACCACGCGATGATCAAGAAGGGCAGCACGGTGCTTCACCTCGTGGCAGAGTTTGCTGGGATCAACCAGCGCACCATGCGGGACATGCTGGACAGATACTCACGGAACGGCACGGACTTCAGGATCAAGGCCGTTCCGTGCGCCATCTGGAACTGCGAGCAGGAGAACTACAAGAACTTCGACCCAGACAAGACTGCGGTACTACACGTGAAGAGTTGGCTACGCGAGATGTTGATGGGTGCGCCACAGACACTGGGATCCGATGCGGAGAGGGCGTTACTGCCGATTTGTCGGCGGTACGGATACGGATGCAAATAGGCCGACTGCGACACAAGGTGACGATCCAGAACCCGGTGCGGGTGGCCGACGGCAAGGGCGGCGAGACCGAGACCTGGACGGATGCGGCGAACGTGTGGGCAGAGATAGCGCCTATTTCTTCCCGCGAGCGGTTCTACGCCTCGCAGATAGACGCGGAACACACGCACAAGGTCATCATGCGCCATACCGCGGCGCTTACCTCGGAATCGAGGTTGCTGCATGACGGCCGCGTGCTGCACGTGGCGGGCGCGCCTCGCAACGTGGATGAGCGCAACATCATGCTGGAGGTCTGGTGCAAGGAGGAGGAGGGTGGCTAATACACAGTCAGTAGCCGCTGCCTTGCGTGGACGCGAAGGCATCTACGTGAAGAACCTCAACCGCGTGCTGGTGAATCTGCAGCAGATCGGGCCGCGCACGGAGAAGCGGGCGACACTTGCCATCAACCAGACTCTCCGGCGCATCCTTGTGAAGGCACGGGCAGATGCGCCACGAGATACCGGCCACCTCCTTGGCAACCTCTTGCCACGAATGGCGACCAAGAGCAAGCGCGGGGTGATCCGCGGGTACGTGCGCAGCGATGCAGACTACGCCGCGTGGGTAGAGTTCGGGACCTGGAAGCAGACCCGCAAGCGCAAGAAGGCGAAGATGCCGAACGTCAAGCCGGGATCCCCGCTGTACCTGTGGGCGGTACGCCACGGCATTAAGCCGTTCGTACTGGCAAGGAGCATGGCCGCGGCGGTGCAGACAGGCCGGCTGGCCAACGCCTGGGGGCGCGTCATTGGCCGCCAGCGGGCACGCAGCGAGGGGGTGAAGAAGCGGCCCTATCTTGGGCCGGCTTTCGTGAGCGAGCGGGCAAATTTCTACCGGCGGATGCTGGACATTCTGGATGTGCCGAGGGCTGCCAATGGCTGAACGCATACCCATCGAAGCGCTGCAGCAGGCGATTTATACCCGCCTGTCCACGGACTTGGGCGCGTTATCGCCGGCCATCCCGGTCTATTCTTTCATGGCGCCGCAGGACGCGAGCTACCCCTATGCGGTGCTGTCGCAGTTCTCGTTTACGCCGGACAACACGAAGGGCTCGGCGGTCCAGGACAGCGTTGTGACGGTCGAGATATACAGCGACTCCAAGAGTGCAACCCAGCTAAACGCGGCCATCAACGCGACCATCGCGAGTTTCACCAGCGCCGCGCTGTCGCTGGCAGACAATTTTGCGGACATCTTCGGAGTGGGCGACCAGGAGCAGGTCGATGCGTTTGCCACGTTTGATGGCATACGCACAGTCCTACAGGGAATTGTGAAGTATCGGTGGAGTGTCGAAGACAGATCATAGTGTGGAGCTGCTGGCGGCCTGGTGTCAGAACCAGCAGTGCAAGCGGTTCCTGTTCAAATTCAAGGAAGGAGACAAGGCGTGTGTCCTGATTAAGTGCCCGCGCTGCCGCACTTTTCAGGCCGTACATATTCCATGCAGCGCGCGTAAGTAGTCGGGCCGGCTGCCCCGTCGGAGGGCCGGATGCCCCAGAAACCCTAGTTTTTGGAGGTATCCCCCAATGGCGGTTTATGCAGGCCGGCAGGTATTAGTCAAGATCGACACCAATGAATCGGGTGGCGCATCTGCAGTCTGGGCAACCATCGGACAGCAACGCGGCGGCGGGTTCGGCCGCACCAGCGAGACGGCTGACGCGACGCACAAGGACGACAACGGATGGCCCGATGCGGTTGTCACGCGGACACCATGGACCGTCTCTTGTGACGGCGCTCTCAATCCGGCGGATTCGGCCTGGGCGCTGTTGCTGACGACATGGGAAGCCAAGACAAAGGTCTGGGTGCAGGTCAACGCCCATCCTATCGGAGGTGAGTACAAGGAGGGACAGGCGATCATCACGGACTTGTCCTATGAATTCCCGGAGTCGGACGTTGTGACGTTCACTTGTGAGCTCATGGGCGCCAGTCCGCTGGTAGTTAGCTCTGTTTACAGTTGATGAGTACCCAGGATGGCAGAGTCCGGATTGAGTTGGACAAGCCGCGCGCTATCAAACTCGACTTGAACGCGATGGCCTCATTCGAGGACATCATGGACATGTCGATACCATACCTGCTATTGCAGGTGCAGCGCGCGGCAATGCAAGACCCTATCGAGGCAACGCGGGTAATAGGTTTCCGGCACGTCCGCGCGCTCCTATGGGCGGGTCTGCTGCACGAGGAGCCCAACCTTACGTTGCGCGAGGCGGGGAACCTTGTGGAGAAGGCACCGGGTGGAACGGCCATGGACCGGATGATGTATGTGCAGAACAAGGTCATGGAGGCGTTTGGCGCTGCCGAACTGCCGGAAGACCCAAACGTACCGACGGCCGCACAGAAGAATGCCCCAGACGATGGGACTGGGCGGCCATCCAAGAAACAGCCTACGGCCCGATCTGCCTGAAGCCAGCGGAATTCTGGACTCTGACTCCTGGACAATTCTCTGCAATGGTCCGTGCCTATATCAGGCGCGAACAGTACGAGAGGAGCCTCCGGGCCAATGAGGTCTGCGCACTTATCATCGGGTACCGCGAGAAGCGGCCCAATCTGCGCAAGCTGCATCGCCAGCTTACGGGCCGGAAGTCCGTGGACTATCGCGATGAGACGACAAAGCGCATTCTGGCTCACTCGCGCAAGCGTGCGGAGAAGAAGAATGCGCCCAAGGGCGAGCCCAGGGATAGGTAATGGCTAAGTCTTTCAACGTAGGACGGCTGGTTGTCAGTGCGGCGCTCGATCTATCGAAGCTGAACGCCGGCCTGGCCAAGAGTCGTACCGCTCTGGAGAAGTGGGGGAAAAATCTCAAATCGCTTGGAATGACGATGACCAAGCGGCTGACGGCGCCCATGGCGCTGGTCGGTGCTGGGGCGGTCAAGATGGCGGGCGACTTCGAGAAAGCGATGGTCCAGTCCACGGCCATCATGGGCAATTTGTCGGACACGATGCGCAATGAAATGGAGAAGGCGGCGCGAGATATCGCGAAGGTCTCCACCTTCAGTGCCAAGGAGGCGGCGCAGGCGTTTTACTTCCTTGCCAGTGCTGGCCTGAGTGCGAAACAGTCCATCAGCGCTCTGCCCGGAATCGTGAACTTCGCCACCGCTGGGCAGTTCGACCTTTCGCGGGCTACGACGCTGGCGGCCAACGCGCAATCCGCGCTTGGCCTCAGCACGGACGATGCGGCGCAGAATTACAAGAACCTGGTGCGGGTCACAGACGTGCTGGTGAAGGCGAACACACTGGCCGATGCCAGCGTCGAGCAGTTTGCCGAGGCGCTTGTGGGCAAGGCCGGCCCCGCGATTAAGAATGTGGGGATGAGTATCGAGGAAGGCGTTGCCGCATTGGCTGTGCTGGCGAAGCAGGGCATCAAGGGGGCGGAGGCGTCTACCAAGCTGGGCACCGCTATCGATGAACTGCAGAGCAAGGCGGTGATAAACGCGGACGCATTCAAGGATTACCGCATTGCTGTTTTTGACAGCAACGGTGAGATGCGGAACCTCGGAGACATTGCTGAGGATCTGGAAAAGCAACTTGGGACGCTGTCGGATGAGGCGAAAACCGCGGCATTCGAGCAGCTCGGTCTTGGTGTCAAGACGCGGAGCACGATTCTCAGTTTTGTAGGGTTCTCTGATACGTTGCGAGACTGGCAAGGAGTTATGGAGGATGCGCAAGGGACTACGCAGGAGGTCACTGACAAGCAATTAAAGAACCTCAATGACCAGCTCAAGATTCTCTGGCACAACATTGCCGATGTTGCCATCGGGCTGGGCAAAGCGCTGCTGCCGGCGGTCAAGAAGCTCATCGGCATTGTACGCGATATAGTGGAGTGGTTTGACAAGCTGTCGCCATCGATAAAGACGGTCGGCGCTGTGGCGGCGGCGGCTGCGGCGGCACTCGGGCCGCTGCTGCTGGTTGTCTCGCAATTGCTATTTTTCCTTCCGAGTCTCGGAGCGGCGGCCGCGGCACTTGGAACCACGATGATGGCGTTGGCCACCAGCCCGATGACGCTTGCTGTAGCGTCGATGGCCGCCTTTGCTGCGGCGCTCTATGCGCTGCTGACGCCGACAGCCTTGGCAGCGGAGAAGACTGCTACATTCACCACCAAGCTGGAGGAACTAGAAGACCAGGCGCGGAAAACGAAAGAGGCGGTAGAATCCGCCTACGGAGAACGGTCTGCACTTGAGAAGGAAATACAGGGGCACGAGGCGAGGCTGAAACGCTTACAGGACAAGTTCGCCAAGTTCAGCCAGAACCTGCAGAAGACCATGCCGGATGATGACTATGGCATTCAAATCGCCCCTGGAGAGTGGACATGGGGCAACCCTGCGCAGATCAAGAAGGAAATCGACGCACTAGATAAGCTAATCGGCACGCTGAAGCAGCACGCAATGCGTGTGGCCGAGAGCAACATTGCCAATGCGGAACACAAGGCGTCCATCGATGCTGTTGCGGCTGCAGACGAAAGGCGGCGCACGGCTCTGGAGGATGTGTCCAAGCGGTACGGTGTGAATAAGGATGAGCTGGCCAAGCTGAATGAGGAACTGGCGGTCTGGCAAAAGTTCCAACAGGAGATTGTGCGACATGTCGAGGAGGGCGATCCGGCACTGCAGCAATCCGGCCAGCGCATACAAGACCTGAAAACTGCCATTACCGCGTTGAGTCAGGCGGAAGTCGCGGCCGTGCAGCCCACACAGGAGATTGTATACAACCTGGCCGGGATAGACGTGGCGGCAATTAAGGCCGCGCATGGGCTGGATGCATTGGCAGAGAAGGTGCAGTTCTGGGAGGCCGCTGTAGAGAAGATCCGCGCTATCAGAGAGCAGATGCAGGGGTTTGCCGATCAGGACATGGCAAACGCGCTGGTCATGCTGACGGAATGGGGCGAGTCGCTGCAACTGCAGATGACGGACCTCGCCACGGTGCTGACCGACATCTTTGACCAGTTCGTAAGCGGATTCGCCAACGCCGTGGCCAACGCCATTGTCTACGGCGAGGACTTCGGCGAGGCGATGAAGGCGGTCGGACAGGACATCTTGGCCAACATGATCCAGATGCTTATCACGCTGGGACTGGAACAGCTAGCGTACTCCATCCTGTCCATCGCCACTGTCACAGAGAAGGCGGCGGCAGAGATGGCGGCCGCTGCGATGACGACTTATGCCAACGCCTACGCGGCAGCGGTGGGGCCGCTGACGGCGCTCTTGCTGTTCGGCGGTCCTGCGGCGGCGGCGGGGCTGGCTGCGGGCGCGGTCGCCACCATGCTTGCCGGTGCGGCAACTGCCGCAGGTGGCGGCAAAGCCGCGGCAATGGCTGGCATCACCGGCCTGGCCGAGGGCGGCCTGGTCATGCAACCGACGCTCGCGCTGGTCGGTGAGGCTGGCCCTGAGGCGGTGGTGCCGCTGACAGACGCGAAGAAGCTCCTGGGCCGCGGCGATGTGGTGACGATTCTGGAGGCCGATGGCCGCACGCTGGCCAAGATCGTGGCGCCGCACCTCTCGGGCGTCATAAAAAAGCGCATTGGTGGACGGATGGTCTGACATGGACAACAAAAAGAACTTCGCGAAAACACGAGTCATCGGCACGTACTCGGCAACAGCAACGGCCATCACGGTGGACGATGCGTCACGCTTCCCAGCCGCGCCGTTCAATGTCGCGTGGTGGGATGAAGGAAACTACCCGGACCCGGCGGACGATCCGAACCGCGAGATAGACCGCGTCAACGCCATCAATGGTAACGTGCTGACACTCGCCAGCTCCGGCGGCAACCGTACGGCGCAGGAGAGCACGACAGCCAGCACCAAAAGCACGACCGACACCACCTACGTCATGGCCTGCGGCTGGACAAAAAAAGATGTGGACGACCTGGAGGCCAGCGCCATCGACGTGGGCACGGCCTACGCCTGGATCACCGAGCATGGAGCGGCGGGGGACGGTACGACGGACGACAAGCCGGCGTTCGACGCGGCTGTCACGGCCGGCCGCACCTTCATCGTGGTGCCGAGTGGTACGTGGAAGATCGCCAGCAACCTGACCTTGGGCACCGGCATCACGCTGATGTGTCTGCCGGGCTGCACGCTGGCGCCCGATACGGGCGTAACGCTGACGATCAACGGCG